AGAGCGATCACCACAACTTCAAAAGAGTACATGAAAACACTTGGAGATTATTCCTCAAGCACTTATTCCTTTGATACTTGGAGCAGGCAACAGACACCTTACCAAGTGGATGCCAAGATGCAATATGTGTTGAAATCAGAATACTTGAGCAAGGAGGATACAGAACTTTTGCAGAATGTATTGAGGTCAAAGAACGTGATGATGGAGTTGGATGGTGAATGGTTGCCAATAGTTGTAAAAACGACTTCAGCGAATTATGAAACTGAAACAATTAGCAAGAGGTTAACAATGACCTTCAATGTTGAAATAGCACAAAACGAACTATGCTAGAACTAAAAGTCTATGATGGTAGCGAGGAGTATTACTTGGAGTTGTATATCAATGATCCAGTAAACCTCAAGTACCAATTTACTGATATTGAGGAAATTCAAAAAGCAAGTGGAAGCTACTCTCAATCTTTTCGAGTTCCTGCAACTGATAAGAATGTTCAACTCTTTGGTACTTTCTTCCAGAGTAACACCGTCGAAGGATTCAATCCAAAGAGAAAAAAGCAAGCGGAGTTGTACTACAATACAATTCCTATTCTGACTGGATTCATTCAGCTCAAAAGTGCCTACATTCAAAAGGAGAACTATGCAGACTTTGAAATAGTTTTCTTTGGTGAAAGCGTAAACTTAGCGAGGACACTTGGAGATAAGAAACTCAAAGACCTTGATCTTTCAGCCTATGATCATACGGTGAACTATGCCAATGCAGTTTTATCTTGGGCTGGTAGTTTATTCTCTGGAGATGTGCGCTATGGATTAGTTGACAAGTACAACTGGAGCAACAACGGAAACGGGGTTGCAATCACAGAAGCCAGTCCAATCTATGCAGGGCAAATGACATTGTTTCTAAGAGTTGAAGCCCTCTTGGATCAAATTGCAGAGGACAATGGATTCACTTTTGAAAGCACTTGGAAAGCTACTCTTGACAATTACTATGTTCCAATGATCAACGGAGCGCAGGTGATTCTTGGGCAAGACGGCTATTCAAGTGAAAGTTTTTATGCAGGAATAACGGCAAACCAGTCTACATCTGTGAGCGGATTGACAGAGTATCTTGTTCCTTCAATGGATGATTCCACAGCTCCATTCTTTGACAATGGGGGAAACTTTGCTTCAAATATTTACTCACCTTCAAACACTCAAGAGCTTGAATATGAGGTTAGAGCCATTGTAAGAAATGACAGCGGAAATGCGGTAGCAGGAACAGCGAGAGTAGGTATTCAGAATATCACAGATGGAGTGAACATTGTTGTGAGTGATGCAGTACAAATTCCAGTTGGACAAACTCTTGTAGTTCAAACCAGTGGGAGTGTTGTCTTGGAAGCATCTAAGGAATATAGACTTATTGTGATACTAGAAGCATCCAGTGGCTCTTGGACTATCTTTGATGATCTCTTTGGAGCTTATTACACTGGATTTAGAGTTACAAATCTAATTCCTTATGTGGGCTACAACGCTTCACTTGAGAGCAACGCTCCAGACATCAAACAGATAGACTTCTTGACATCACTTCAAAAGATGTTCAACCTTGTATTTGTTCCAGACAAACTTGATCCAAAAAAGATTAAAATAGAGCCGTTTGATGACTTTGTTACTGGTGGAAGTATTAAGGACTGGACTGACTATTTGGACTACTCAAAGGACGTTGTGCTTGAGCCTACAACAGATATTCAAAGCAAGAACTACGAATGGACGTATTCCAAAGACAAAGACTTCCTCAACAAGTTCTATGAGGAAAACGCTAAGAGGGTGTTTGGAAGGTATTTAATCGAAGATGGAGAGAATGACTTTGCAACTGGCGACAAGAAGATTGAGCCTAAATTTGGTGCATTTCCTTTGAACAGAATTGGAGGTACTGACTTGCTTATTCACCAGAGCATTGATGCTCAAGGGCAGGTCATAAAAGATCCGCTTTGCAAGGTAGTTCTTTGGGGAGGTTTGCAGGATGGCAATGGGTTCATTCCTTTCAAGGATTCAACATCATCCCCAATAGTGGCAACTAATTATCCTTACTTTGGTCATTATTCAGTGCCTAATCCAGACGTTGGAGATGTTGACCTCAACTTTGGAGGAGAAACACCTGCATACCCTATTGAAGCAAACCCATTCAACAATCTATTTAACACCTATTGGAGCAATTATGTGAACCAGCTTTATTCAACACAAGCAAGGATCATGACTGCTTACTTTGATCTAAAGAGTGCTGACATTGCATCATTTCAGTATTCAGATAATATCTGGATTAAAGACAGTTATTGGAGAGTATTGAGCATTGACTACTCACCAAACTCCAATGACTTGAGTAAGGTAAAATTGATCAAGGTGCTTGCAGATGTACGGGCTTGTGATCAACTGCCTTATCAGTCCACAGCAGGCGGTCTTATCACTTTCCAGAATGCAGACGGTACAACAACACCAACACCAACTCAAACTTGCTGTGAGCGGTTTGGATACGTTTATATTGGTGTCAATTGCTATCAGTTATTTGCAGAGAATTTTGATGATGCAAAGTTGGTAGGATTCCAAGCAGTAAGCGGAGGGCTAAAGAACTCCAATCTTGAAGGAAATGTATTTGCCAATGGCTCAAACATAGTTGCCAAAAGTGGTAGCTCTGGTCTTGTGGTTGGTAATGACATTACGATTGAGAACCTTGCAAGCAATTCTCTGGTTCATGGAGAGGACATACAACTTGATTCATTGAGAAATGTCATGGCTGGAGGAAGCAACGCTCATGCTTTTGTTGAAGGATCTCACAGAGGAGCAGGATGGTGGTACGAAAACTTCAAGACGGGCAACAAGGGAGCGCACCAACATGGAAATATTGACTTCATCTATTATGGTGACTTTGCTCAAGGCAGTAGTGTAGAAATGTTCATTGAAGGAAAGCTAAATAATAGGCTTGAATTGCCTAGTGAAGCGGTTGTGAATTGCGTGTTCAATGTATCTATTGGACAAATAAATGCAGCAACTGGACTTTTTGAGAAGATGGATTCAATGATATTTTTTGATTCATTTAGAAAATCCAACAACACTGCATACAATGCCAATGGTTCAAGCAGCTTCCATCCATTGCACCAAGCAGGAGATTATGGAACAAACCATATTCACATGAAGATTGATACAGCAACCAACATCAAAGAGCATAGAGTTCTGTTACACAATCAAAGCGAAACAATTTCAACTAAAGTTCAAATACTATGTACACTGAATTACACAATGGTGAGAAAATAATGGATGCAATTGATTGCCTTATTCATGACAAGAAAAAGAGTTGCATTCCAAAGTGGGTGAGCTGGCTTGATTACTTGCTAACTTGTGTTTATCTCGTAGGATATGCCATTGTACTTGTTATCATATTTAGAAGGATAATGCTATGAACAAAAAAGTAATTCTGGAATTTGATGCAAAGACTGGTAAAGCGGTTGTCAATATTGATGCTCTCAATGAAGCAGTCGAAAAAACCAAAGAAAGCACAAGCGAAACCAATGACCAATTCCAAGCTCTTGGAGAAACTGCCGACCAAGCAACTGGAGGACTTGTTTCTGGTTTTAAGAGTGGATTGAAAGGTGTAAAAACTTTTATAGGTGGAATGACATCTCTGAAAGCTGCTCTCATATCTACTGGTGTTGGTGCTTTGGTAGTTGCTTTGGGTACGCTTGTTCAATGGTTTAGTACTTCTGAAAAAGGAGCAAAAGTATTCTCAACAGCAGGCTATGCCCTTGAAGCTCTTTTTAAGAGTTTGACTGATAGGCTCAACACCTTTTTGGAAGCTGATCTGGTTAGCTTCTTTGAAGATCCTCAACAAGCCATTAAAGATCTTGGCAAATTCCTAATGGACAACCTCATTAAAAGATTTGAGGGAATATTGCTTCTAGTGCCAAGATTAGCAGAAGCCGTTGGAATGTTATTCAAGGGAGATTTTGAAGGTGCTGCCAAAACAGCTGGCAATGCAGTTCTTCAAATATCAACGGGAATGGAGGATACCATTGGAGTAGTTGAGGAGGGCATTAAGCTAGTTAAAGAAGTTGCGGCAGAGGTAGTGAAGGAAACTGAAAAAGCAATTGAGCAAGGTGGTAGGCTGGCAAATCTTGAAGATAGATTGATCAAAGCAACAGCAGCTTTCACAGTTGAGCAAGCCAGATTGAACACCGAAATTGACAAGCAGCAAAAGATCATTGATGACACGACAAGGAGCTTTGATGAAAGAGCAGAAGCACTGGATAAGCAAAGCGAACTTTCTTTAAAACTAGCAAAAGAAATAGCCAATCAAGCAGCACTTGAAGAAGCAACAATCCAAGCAACTCTATCTCTGACTGCAAACTACAAGGAACGTTTAGAGCTTCAGCAACAATTGGCAGAAGCGCAAGCGGATAGAATAGAGAAGATAGCGCAAGTTGCAATTGTAGAACTAGAGAATGCCCAAAAGAGAACGGAGATTGATCTGGAGGAGTTTGAAAGGCAAAAGTCAATTACTCAACAGATTGAAGATCTAAGAACAGAGAACATTGAGAACGAGAGAGAGCGGATACAAACAGAGATGGAACTTGCTTTGCAAAGGTCGTTGCAAGATCTTGAATTGCTTAAAGCCACAGAAGAGGAGAAGCAAGCAATCAAGGAGCAGTATGCTATTGCTACTAACAAGGCTCTTGCAGAATTTGATGCAGAAGCAGCAAAAGCAAAAGAGGATGCAGACAACAAGCAGATTGAAGATGACAAGAAAGTTGCAGAAGCAAAAGTCCAGATTCAACAGAATGCACTTGGATCAATCACTGGCTTATTGGATGTCTTTGGAGGAAATAATGAGAGAGCAGCAAAAAAGGTGTTCAAGGTCAACCAAGCACTTGGAGTTGCAGAAGCGGTGGTCAATACTTCCAGAGCGATAATGGCTCAACTATCTAATCCAAAAGATGCATTGACTGGTGCTAACTTTGTCAAGGCAGGAATAGCAGCAGCAACTGGTCTTGCTCAAGTGATCAAGATCAAAAATACCAAGTTTGGAGGGGGTGGAGATTCACCAAGCACAAGCATAAGCGATGGAGGAGGAGCAGGAGCAACACCACAGATACCACAACAACCTGAAGTGGACTTTGGATTCCTACAACAAGGAGAAAACCAAAACACCATTCAAGCCTATGTTCTGGAGCAGAATGTTTCAAGCAGTCAACAAGCCAATCAACTCATTCAAGATCAAGCAGTACTATGAAAATTATAGAATTAATTATTACCGATGAGGACAAGTATGGAGTGAACGCAATTTCACTTGTGGAAAGTCCTGCAATCGAAGAGGATTTTATCCACTTCAACAATCAAGAAGTAAAGTTTAAAACCATTGATGAGGACAAGCGGATTGTCATGGGTGCAATACTTACTCCAGATAAACCGATTTACAGAAAGAACGACATGGAGGAGTGGTATGTGATCATATCAAAAGACACCATCCGCAAGGTTGCTTATTCCTACCTCAAGAAAGGCAGGCAAAGTGAAGCAACTCTGGAACATGAAGAGAAGATCAGTGGTGTGCATCTTGTGGAGAGTTGGATTGTTGAGGGGGAGAACGACAAGTCCAAAGACTATGGAATGGAGCTTGCTAATGGAACTTGGGCTGGTGCAATGTATGTAGAGAATGACACCATCTGGAACGATTATGTAAAAACGGGAAAGGTCAAAGGATTCAGCATTGAGGGCAACTTCTTGAACAAGGCAGAAGCAATGGCAAAAGCAACCATCAAAAATGACAAGAGGTACAAAGATGGAAAGAAGATTGACATGGAAAGCTACACCGACTATCCAGAAGCAGTGAGAAACAATGCCAAGAGAGGTATTGAATTGAACGAGAAAAACGGCAACAAGTGTGCTACTCAAGTTGGTAAAGTCAGAGCGCAGCAGCTCGCTAAAGGTGAACCGATAAGTGAGGAAACCATCAAGAGAATGTACAGCTATTTAAGCAGAGCAGAGGAGTACTATGATGAAAGCGATACAAGTGCTTGTGGTACAATCTCCTTCCTTTTATGGGGAGGAAAGGCAGCATTGAGGTGGAGCAAGAGCAAGATAAATGAATTGGAGTTGAGTATTGAACTTGAGGAGTGTTTTGAGGATCAACTTGTAATTGACCTTGAAAACTTGTTATCATAAAAAAGTAACACTATGGAATTGAAAGAACGTATTGCAAACCTTTTCCAAAAGTACAACGTGAACTTGTCAGTTGATGAGCCAGCAGCACCAGAAGCAAGCACCGAGGAGGTGAAATTTGCAGAGGCAAAGTTGGAAGATGGAAAAACAATGATCTACACCGATGCAGAAGCATGGGAAGCAGGCGTGAACATCTACATCACCAATGATGAGGGAGAAAAGATACCAGTGCCAACTGGTGACTACGCGTTGGAAGATGGAAGAGCCGTTGCAGTTGTTGATGGAATTGTTGAGAGCATTTCTGAAGCCCAAGCAACCGAAGAGGAAGCAGGCAAAGAAGAAGAAGAGGAAATGCAGGAAGAAGCACCATTGACAAAAGAGGATGTTTTGGGTGTAATCAATAAGGCAGTGGATCTTCTACGTGAAGAGTTTGCAAGCCAATTGAAAGCCAAAGACGAGGAAATTAAAACATTGAAAGAGAACTTTTCACATGAAGGACTGCCAAAAGCGGTAGAGCCAGTGAAAACAATCTCCAGAGATGAAATCAAGAATTTAGACACCAAGAGCAGAGTGAGTGCTTTGTTCACCAAATACAATTAAAAAATGGCTGATTCATTAACAATCACATCAACGTATGAAGGCGAGTTGGCATTGCCATACGTTGCGCCTGCAATCTTGGCAGCAGATTCAATTGCCAATCAATTCGTTACTCTCAAGGAGAACGTAAAAAAACAAATCGTACTCAAGAAACTTGACGGAGCAGTTCTTCAAGCAGCAGGATGCGACTTTGATGCACAAACCGGATTAACTCTTGAGGAAGCAATCCTTGCTCCAGATGACATGAAGGTGAACATTCAACTTTGCAAAGCAGAGTTCCGTTCAGACTGGGAAGCGTTGCAGACTGGAAGAGGGTACATCAACGATCAGATTCCACCAAACTTCCAAACGTTCCTTCTTCAATACTTGGGAAGTATTGTTGCTGAAGGTATTGAGAAGAACATCTGGCATGGTGACTACAATGAAACCACTGGAGCAACAACTGGAGGAAATGCAGTGACCAACTTTGAGGGTGTACTTGCAAAGATCGTTGCTGGAACTCCTGGCTTTGAAGATCTAGCAGCAGGAGCTTTCACTGGTGATGCTGATGGAACTACTGGTATCATCACTCACTTGAATACTTTGGTTGCAGGGCTTCCAGATGCAATTCAAGGAGATGCAAATACTCGTATCTTCATGAGTAGAAAGTCTTTGTTCTTGCTTCACCAAGCGATGGCATCTATTGGTGTTGCTGGTGGATACTCTCCACAAGTTGGAGCAGAACGTCCAGCTTCTTATCTTGGATTCGACATTGTTGTTCCTGCTGGATTCCCTAACGACACGCTTCTTGGAGCGCAGTCAAGCAACTTGTTCTTTGGAACAGACTTGCAGTCAGACTTCAACCAAGCGGTTGTTGTTGACATGACACCAAATGATGCATCAGACAACGTAAGAATGGCAATGCGCTTCTCTGGAGGTGTTCAGATTGCTTTCTTGGGTGATGTTGGTGTTGTTCGTCGTTCATCTTAATTACAAACTTGATAGGGGAGGGGTAACTCTCCCCTTCACAATACTTTAAAAATCATGTGCGATTTAACAACTGGTAGATTGTTTCCATGTAAGGATGCTATTGGAGGTATCAAGGAAGTGCTTTGGTGCGCTCTTGATGATGTGACCTATGCTGCAATTGCTTCTGGAGCAGTGGCAGACATTACTTCAACAACTACCTTTATGAGATGGGAGTTGAGCAAGAATAGTGGATCATTTCAGCAGAACGTGCAAAGTTCTGTTGAGAATGGTACAATCTACTATGAGCAAGTCTTGACAATTCAGACACCGAAATTAAGTGCTTTGGATAGCGAAGAGCTTGCAAAAGTGCTTCAAAACAGATTGAGCATCATTGTTCGAGATAACAATGACAACTTCCACATCATGGGCTATGCTACTGGAGCGGAAGCAACTGGAGGAAACTTTGGAACTGGAACTGCAAAAGGTGACTTGAATGGATACAATATTGTGTTCACAGCGGAGGAAAAACTTCCTGCACCGTTTGCTCCAAATATGCAAACATCTGCACCTGCAACGACAACAGTCAATCCTGCATACTGATCCTTGCTAAAATTGGTTATGTTTATGGGGAGTAGGACAAGTTCCTGCTCCCTTTTTTTATCTTTACAATATGGTGGCAATACTTCCAAATACAACAAGTCAAAATATCTACTTAACTCTAAAGGAGAAACAGAAGGATATTGGTGCTTGGACTAACTACTTGATTGAGATTGAAGGTGAGATGTCAAGAGAAAAAAGGTATTTTATTGCCAATGTAGTTGACGACAATGACCGATACACAAAGATAGCGATCAACACCAACGCTAATGATGCCTTGAATGGAGATCTATTGATCACAGAAACTGGTCAATATTGGTACAAGGTCTTTGCTCAAGATTCAGATAGCAACCTTGATCCAGCCAACAGCATTGCAGAGATTGAGCGTGGTGTTCTTCATGTTCAAACAGAGCAAGAATACTACAACCTTCCAACAATAACAATTCCAGATAACATCATTTACTATGATTGAGAGCATTGAATTAGCTAAATATGTAGAGAGAAACTACGAAGAGAAGCCATCAAGAAGCGGATGGATTGATTACGGTGATGACAACTTATTCCCACAATACCTCATTGACCTCTACAACTCAAGCTCTGTGCATCATGCACTTGTTGAGAGTATTGCTTACATGATCTTTGGCGAGGGTATCCAAGCAGAGGGTGAAGCACAACTCACAATTGAGAAATGGGGGTTGAATGACGAGATGAGGAAGGCTTGCTTGGACTTAAAACTGCAAGGAGGTTACGCGCTTGAGATCAAGTGGTCGCTGGATAGAACATACATTAAAGAAGTTTGCCACGTTCCTTTTGAGCAAATCAGAGCAGGAGCAATGAAAGTGGATGGATCTGTTCCTTACTACTACCATTGTCTTGATTGGGAGAACCACAGAAATGTGGGAGTGACACCAATATGCTCATTCAGTCCAGATCACAAGAACGAGCATCCAGTTCAACTCATGTTTGTGAAGCCTTTTGCCGTTGGAAGCCATTACTATCCAAAGCCAGATTACATGGGTTCTATCAACTGGATTGAAGTTGACAAGCAGATTGCAGTATACCACAATAACAACTTGCAGAACGGAATGTCACCTTCCTTTGCTATCCACTGGAAGAACGGAGTGCCGCCAAAAGAGGAGAGAAGCGAGATTCGCAGAGATATGGAGAAGCAAATGACTGGAAGCCATAATGCAGGAAAGTTCATGATGACCTTCTCTGACGGTGGTGATACTGCTCCAAGCATTGAGCCGTTTGAGTTGAGTGATGTTTCCAACCAATACCAGTTCTTGAGTGAGGAAAGCACCAACAAGATAATGATTGGGCATCGCGTTACTTCTCCTGCTTTGTTTGGAGTAAAGACAGCAGGACAGCTTGGAGCAACAGAGGAGTTAAAAATTGCAAGTGAGTTGTTTCAAAGAAATGTAATTGCTCCATATCAAATGATCATTAATCAATCCATCAACACTCTGCTTAAAGAAAGTGGAGAGTATGTGGTTGCTAAAGTGAAAAGCCAGCCATTATTTTTGTCTGAAAAAAAAAAGAATGCGTTCACTGACCTTGACAAAGAATTGTGGTTGCAGTACCTTGATTCAGTTGGAGAAGTAGTTGGAGATGAATGGGAGGAGATCAGTGACGAGAAGATAACAGATGCAGAGAATGAACACCTTATCCACGCAAATGATGTAAAGTTCTTCAAGCGGTTTGCAGATCCAGAGGACAAGAGTAAAATGGATTCAGGGCTATACAAGATCAGATACAGATACAACGGAAATATTGATTCAAAGTCCAGAGATTTCTGTACAAGAATGATTGCCAACGCTCAACAGAAAGTAGTGTACAGATATGAGGATATTGTTGAGATGGGTGATTCTGGAGTAAATGGACAATTTGCACCTCAAGGCAAAAGCACGTATTCGATATGGCTCTACAAAGGAGGATCTTATTGCAGGCATTTTTGGAGTAGGGTTGTGTACTTCAGAAAGAGAGAAGGTGGAAAGTTCCTACCCAATAAAGGGTTGGACAATGACAAGAGGGTGAGCGTGGCAAGCGCAGATAGAGCAGGAGTGCCAAACAAATCTCCAGACTGGGATAAAGCAAGTACACCAACAAACGATCTACCAAACAGAGGATCATTAAAAAATTAAGACATGGCAGAAGTATTATTCATCAACGGAGATTACATGAAAAGGTACTCACACTTGAATGGAAGTGTTGAGGAAGCCTACATGGCATCTCACATCATGCTTGCCCAGGACAAGTATGTACAGTCCTTTTTGGGTACTAGACTATTTGAGAAGCTAAAAACAGATATTGCAGCAGGAACGCTTGCAGGGAATTATGAAACACTCATGGACAATCACGTTAGAAAGGTTTCTTTGTGGTGGTCAATGGTGGAGATGATTCCTCACATGTACGTCAGGCTTGACAACGGAGGGCTTGTTATTCGCACAAGTGAAGATGCTACACCGATCACAAAAGCAGACTTGAACCGAGAGATCAACGGAGCAAGAAATAACGCTCAATTTTATACCGAGAGAATGATTGACTACCTATGCAACAATACTTCTTTGTTTCCAGAGTACAATCAAGCCAATGGAGATGAGATGATTGCAGAAAAGAAAGCATATTTCCAGAGTGGTATGGAGATCTCAAAGGGTGCATATTACAGTCAAAGTTCAAGCGATAAATCTTGGGTACTTGATAGATGAGAAAGGAGAAAAAAGAAAACATTGTTAAATTGAAAAAGTGGATTGATGAACGAGAATGTAATAGCCTTACTGGCAAGTCCAGTAATACTTCTTTTGGTAAGGGAGGTTTACAAGGACGTAAGGGAGTGGACAAAGCGCAGGAGAGATAAGAAGCCATTCAAAAAGGCGTTTCTTGATATATCGCAAATCTATCAAGAGATGAACAACCTGATGGTGTCAGTTAATGCAGGAAGAGTTCTACTTTTGAGGTCGCACAATGGAGGAGGGAAGCCGACAATAGGTAAGCCTTTATACAGCACAGCAGAATATGAAGTCTATCAAAGCGGTACAATATCAGTTAAGGATAATTGGAAAGGAGAGCCGCTTGATGAGAGCTATATCAGAATGTTGAGCAAGCTACAAGAACAGAACGAACTAATTTTGAAGCTAGGCAAAATTGAGGATGGATTACTCAAGAGGGTTTACTTTCACAGCCATGTTTTAGCGAGTAAGATTTACAAGATTCACGAGGATGAGAAGAGCTTTTACTATCTTAGTATCAACTTCAATATGCCACAAGATATAGATGACCCAAATTTTAGTGAAGTTTGCAGACCGTTTATAACAAGAATTAAAGCCCTATTCAATGACAAAGGATGAAAAAATAGATCAGTACATTTTTCAGATTCATGCGATCAACAGCAGTGATCTTCCAGAGCAAAAAAAAAGAGAACTCATTGAAGGAATTAAAAAGGAGATGTCATGCCTAAATTGAAGCACTTTAAATTGTCAGAGTTTGACAGTCCAGATGAGAAAGGAAGCGGAGCAAAGATGGATGAGAAGTTCCTAACTAAACTTGATGCAGCTCGTGAGATCGCAAATGAGCCATTTAAAATCAATTCTGGATACAGAACACCAGAGAGGAACAAAAAGGTTGGTGGTAAGCCTAATTCAAGCCATTTGAGCGGTCTTGCTTGTGATATAAAGATCACCAGTTCAAAGCATAGATATAGAGTTGTGGAAGCGTTAATGATTGTTGGGTTTAATAGAATAGGAATTGCGGATACATTTGTTCATGTGGACGATGATACAAGCAAGGTGCAAGAAGTAATTTGGACGTACTAATGAAAAAGAAATTTAAGGATACAAAAGTTGGTGGATGGCTCAAGAATAAGTTTCCAGATGTACTTGATACAGTTGGAGATCTTACTGGTATTGAAGCGTTCAATGTAGCAAGCAGCTTAATTGATGGCAAAGATGTGATGCCCTCTGACAAGATTGAGTGGTTGGAGCTTCAAAAGGATTATGAAATTGAAGTATTGAGATTTGAGCTGGAGAACAACAAAAGTGCAAGAGAGCGAGAGGTTGGAGTAACCCAAGCAACGGGAAAGCCTGACTATGCTCAATGGAGTGTTGGCATCATTGGTTTGATTATCTCATGCACCACAATATATGTAGGACTGTTTACCGAGATAGTTGACCGAGAGATCTATTTCCACTTGCTTGGAATTGTTGAGGGTGCTATCTTGCTCTCCATATTCAACTATTACTTTGGATCTTCCAAAGGAAGTGCCGACAAGACTAAACAAATATTCAAATGATAGGATACTACAAAGGAAGGAGAAGAGGAACAACAAGAGTTGTGCTGATGTATGGAGTTCTCAAAGAAACCACTATATTTGATCCACACTTTGGACTGATAGCAATTGGTCAAGTCTGCTAAATGTAGATAGTCTGTGTTTTGTTTTGATGCCCTGCCAGAAATGGTGGGGTATTTTTTTGCCCTAAACACAATGAAATCCAAAATAATTTTAAGAAAAGTAAAAGAAAGTTTGGAGGGAAAGGAAATTTATTTCTATATTGCGGCATAATTAAAAACAAAACAAGATGAAAAAGCAAGCAAATATTAACCACTTTTTAAATCTGAAATTTGAAATCATTAAATCGTTAAAAATTCAAGGTTATAAGGAAGATTGGATGTACCCTTTTTTAAAAGGTGTCAACATACACAAAATTCATTTTAATAAGTAACCACATTAAATCGGGGGGCGAGTTAGCCCCCTTATTAAAACAAAGCAAGATGATAATAACAATAAAAGAGCAGCAGAAACTGCTGATGGAGTACAGTATTGAAAAAAGCTCCACAGTAAGACAAGACCAAGCGTTTGTTGATGGAATGAAAGCAGCGTTCAAATTGGTTGATGAAAAATTGAAAAACAAAACAAGATGAATAACAACAGACCACTATGGAGCGCAGGTGAAATTATACCTGCGTACAAAGTCCAGAAACGCAGCATGGGAGTTCAAGTTACAAGTTCAAAAATAGCGTTTGAATACATTAAGCCTATCTATGAAGGAACTTTGAACCATAAAGAAATGATCTATGCTATTTACATGAGCAGGAGCAATCAGATCATAGGGCATTCAATAATATCAAGCGGTGGAGTTTCTGCTTGTGTTTGCGATCCAAAAATAGTATTTCAGAATGCATTAATCTGCAATGCAAGTGCTGTGATATTAGTACACAATCATCCTAGTGGAAATCTCAAGCCGAGCAGGTCAGATGATGAACTGACTAAGAACATAAAGCAGGGAGCAGAGATCTTAAATATGACCTTGCTAGATCACTTGATACTTGGAGAGGATGAGGATAAAATCAAATACTTCTCCTATGCGGATGAAGGTAAACTTTAAAACAAAACAAGATGAAAAAGACAATAGTAGTAAGCACATCAGATGAATTGATAGTGGAAGAGTACCTAAAAGAGTGGAATGTCAACTACCAGTTGAAAGGTCAAGGATTCTTAATTCACACCAGTATGATCTATCTGGTTGCAAAGAGATTGTCACATAAATGTATTCTCCATGTAGTAATATAAATGGCAATACTTTAAAATAAATTTCTTATTTTTGTAAAACAAAACACAACAAACATGAAACTTTTTAGACTAGACAATTACATTGATACTCAAGACACCTTGATCAACTTCTTCACATCAAAAGAAGCAGCACAAGAGTATGCAACGCACAACAGAGAGGTTGATGTTGTTTACCAGAGAGATTGGACAGAGATCTGTGAGTTCACCTGCATGACAACGCAGGACTTCAAAGAAACTATTGACGGCATTGTTGATAGGGAACAAGGGCTTAAAGCGTGGGAGAGTGGAACTGTGAACAATATAAACTACTACGTATGATTGAGGAGAGAGCAGATGAGCTGGTGAGAGTTGGATACATAAAGATCCAAAAACTTAATGCTTTAGACATCATCTACCTTGCAGAAGCGGTTCACAACCGTTATGGAATAAGCAAGAACGAAATAAAAATCGAAACAATAAACAACCAAATAATAATTAATTTATGATCAGCAAAGTAAAAAGTGTACAATCAAAAAACGAAACTTACCAATCACCAAACGGGCTTCTGTACAAGTTCAATTATGAGATGGAGGATGGCTCAAAGTTAGTAGCAAATCACAAGTCAGAACAAAGCCCGTTCAAAGAGGGTGATGAGGTTGACTACCACATTAAAGGAGGGAACTCTTTCGGTAACTGGGGAACAGTTAAGAAGCCAGACAGCAACTTCTCAAGCACAAGTCAAGTTGCACCTACCAACAACCGAAATGCAGACACCCAAGACCAGATCATGAGACAAAGTTCTTTGAACAGAGCGGTAGATGCTCTAGGTGAAAACAAAGAGCCAATGCAATACACTGCTCTTGCAGAGTACTTCTTCAACTATGTGAAGAGTGGCAAAGTAGAAACAAAGGAGAAAGGAGGAGATGATGCACCATTCTAATACACAAGCGCAACGGCTCAAGCAGCACTTTGACAACGACTTGTCAATTACAAGGCTTGAAGCGTTTCAAGAACTTGGTATTGTGGAGTTGAGTGCAAGGATCATAGACCTTGAAAGAGAAGGGTATGAGATCTCAAGAACTAGAATAAAAGTGAACAATCGCTTTGGAGAAGAAGTCCGAGTGATGAAATACAAGAAAGCATGAGAAAACACATTGACACAAAGCGCAAAGCGGAGTTGATCCAGAAAGCATACAATCTGCGAAAGCATGGGTACAACCTTGATTCAATTTGCAAGAACTTGAATGTAAATAGAGATTCAATACGGAGGTGGCTGCTGGAGTACAACAGTTATCTTGATGGAGATAAAGTTGAATACAAATTGATCAATAGGTGCATACCCTATTTTGAAAAAAAACAAACAGAATTAAGAACACCAAAAATTACAATCCTATGGGGACTGATAGAAATTTACTAAACATCAAACACTTAATCGCCTACTATGGCAGCAAGGGAGAAATGGCAAAATCATTGGATATTCCTGCATCAAAATTGAGCGGATTAATTAAGAACAGAAGAAAACTTCTTTTGTATATGCCAGAGATCAAAGAGGACACCAAGTTGAGCTGTGATGAGATCCTGCAAATGATCATGAGCGAAGAACAATAGTTAAAAGGGGAGAGCATTTACTCTCCCTTTTTTTTTACAACTTTGCAAAAAACAAAACAAAACATGGAAAGATATACGTGGTTCAAGTTTAGTCCGGCACAATGGTTCATGGGGAGGATACAAAGATGCTCTCCAGAAGCTCAAGCAGACTACATGAGATTGGTTTGCTTGTACTGGAACAAGGCAGGAGATATGACCGAAGAAGATGCCCAAGAGGAATGTATCCATTACAAGGAGTTAGTTCAAAATAGGGTGCTTAAAATCAGTGAGGGAGTGATATTCATCTCTTTTCTGGATCAGCAACTGGAGGACATTGAAGAGATGAGTGCAAAGAGATCCAAAGCAGGCAAAGCATCAGCAGCAAAAAGAAGCAAGAGTTCATCAAAAGGCAACAACCGTTCAACAAGTGTTCAACAAGTGTTAACACATGATGAGCAAGTGTCAACATATAAGAATAGAGAAGAGAAGAAGAGAATAGATAAGAGTAGAGAAGATAAGAGTATTGTGTTTCCTTTTTTGGGTAAAGAATTTTTGGAGATGTGGAAGCAATGGAAAGAGTACAAGTCCAAAGAACACAACTTCAAATACAAAAGTATCCAGAGCGAGCAGGCACAATTGAACAAGTTGGCTAAGTTGAGCAACGGAAATGAGCAAACAGCAACAAAGATCATCCTTCAATCACTGGAGAACGGATGGAAAGGAATATTTGCAGTAAAACAAGAAAACAATCAAAGCAATGGAGGTACAGAAATATCAGCAGATTGGCTTGCAGGTCGCTGAAAAGTTACAGATCAAGCCAGTAAAAAGTGTGGATCAAGCACTTGACAATACAAGAACAATGAGCATACTCCGTAAGGAGAACAATACAGAGGTTAAAGTCTGGCTATTGTATCAAGTAGCAAAGCTGTCCGAGTATGTAGATGCCAAAAAGAGATTAAGCGGAGCAGAGCAATACCAGATGGCAGTGGATGCCCTTCTGGATTATGCACCAAGTTGGACACCAGAGGACTTTCTTTTGTTCTTCCAGAAGATTGTAAGAGGACAATACAAGATCTATGAGAGATTGAAGATTGCAGAGCTGGTTGACTTTGCTTCCAAATACGAGGAGCTGAAATGTGAAGCAAGAAAGAAGCAGAGAGAGCAGGAAACTTTCAACCATACGATCAAGCCAAAGGAGGTGAAATACATTCCTCAAGAACGTAGCTCGAGAGATAGAATGAAGAACATTGACATTGCTCAATACATCAAAGAGCATCAAAACTTTTTAGGATTGACTGACGATGAAGTAAATAATCTTTCAGAAAACAAAAAATAACTGAACTATATCAATAAAAAGTTTCTATATTTGTGAAACAAAACAAAACAAAACAAAATGAGAACATTAAGCTATTCAAGCCTCAAGGCTTTCGGGAAATCTCCTAATCATTATTTACAGTACATCAACAGAGAGCAGGTGACAACTCCTGCAATGATCAAAGGAAGTGCATTTCATTGCCTTACTCTTGAGCCTTTAAAGTTCAATGAACAATATGCAGTTGCTCCAAAAGTTGACAGAAGAACAAAAGCAGGCAAAGAAACATGGGCTAACTTCTCGAGCGAGAACGAAGCAAAGGAGATCATCACTACACAAGACTACCACGATATTGTGAAAATGAGTGAGGGCTTCTATGGTTATGAGCATTCAGCCAGCCTAATCACCAATGAAGTTGAGGAGCATATCAAAGGAAAAATTGAAGGTTTGGAATTTCATGGCTATGCAGATATTGTTGGGGATTATTTTATTGCGGATCTCAAAAGCTGCCAAGATGCTTCTCCAGATAAATTCATGAGAGATGCATTCAATTATGACTACGACTTGCAGGCAGCAATCTATCTGGAGCTGACTAAAAAGGATCGCTACTATGTGATTCCAATTGAAAGTTCTGCTCCCTACAACGTTGCAGTCTATGAGATGAGCCAAGAAATGATCGAAGCAGGGAGGAAGAAGTTGTTCCAATTGATTGAGAAGTTCAAAGAGTGGGATGGAATGCCAGAAACCTACTCACAAAAAATTGAATTATTGACTTTGCCTGCATGGGCTTAAACGAAAACAAAGATGAACGAAGAGATTATTAGCCTTATTGAATCAATGGATGATGATAGGAGTTACAAACTTGATCTAGGAAAGGATAATTTTTTAAGTGGTTTCTTTGTATCAGGCAAAGCATGGAAGCAATTATTAGAAATTTATAAAAAACAAAAATTAATATGAAACAGATTATATTTTTACTCCTGCTATGTGTAGGAATGACAAGCTGCAAGAAAGAAGAGGATTGCAATTGTGGAACAGTAGCTAACGATGGAATAGCTGATGATTGTTATTGGCTGGAGGTTCGGAATAATTGCAGCGGAAACAAGAAAAAGTTTTGCTTTGATGAGGACATCTGGTTTGACAACTTTGTAGGAGATCCAATTTGTGTGAACAATGAGCCTGCTTGGTAAAAATATTTAGAGCAAAAGCAATAATTCAAAAAACAAAACAAATGAAAAATATAGCAATAAAAGTAAAGAACAGAAAACAGTTGGACAAAGCAACTAAAATTC